CGTTTCTGGGAGGCAATTAAAGTGAATGGAAAGATTGAAGAATACGAGCATAACGGCACTCGTATCCCTGCTATCTCCGAATCATATATGAGATATCCAGATTTGGATTCTCTTAAGACAGAATAGATGAGTTCGCTTCCCTTGTTAGATAAGCCAATTGCTACTGAATCTGTAACACTTACATGTACACCGGCAGTTGTTGTATTATTAGTAGGAATAATAGTTGTAATTTTTGATATCTTTAATAAATCACCACAAAATGCAGGGTTACATTTACTTATTACAATTTTACTTACAGTCGGGGTCTTAATATTATGTTTTATGGGTCTCAAAGAAGTTGGGTCTCTGATTGTGTTGTTACCGATTGTAATATTCGCAGGAATTGTAATTATTATTGTTCTCGCACTTATGATTGGAGAAAAATATGAACCTGAACACATAGATATTCCCGAGCCAAGCGTAATAAAACCCGATAAAAAAAAGGAAAGATTGGATTGCGCATATAAATATGTAATGACTGGAAAGGGATTCGGTAAATATTAAGTTTTAAAAATGTAAAGCATTCCAGAATGGATTGTCTTACTCTTATTACATTGAAAATGATCTCTTGGATCAAAGAAACATTTTGCCCGGACCCTTCACCTGAAATAGATGAATCGATATTATTTACAGATGGAACATTAATTTTTGAAGATGATACCCGTCTTATTCTTAATGATGAAGATTTGGAAATGATTCAGGATGGGGATACGTGTATGTCATTCATTTCGAAACTAAGATCGGAAAAAGAATTCAAAAAGGAAGTAGTGCGCGTATCGCTTAGTTATATCTATGATAATAAATACAATACTCACACATTTTATAAAGATGACGTAATTGAACCAAACTTAAAGACATAATCTTTTTGTATATCACACAATGTCCCTTAGAGATTCGTGGACTTTATATGAGCATCCCCCTGGAACCAAAGATTGGTCTCTAGAAAGTTATAAAGAAATTGGTGTATTTAAAAGTGAAGAAGAAATAGCCTCATTGATACGTCAAATGACTAAACCAAAGGATATGATTTCTGGTTCGTATCTATGTTTTATGAGAGGTTCCACTCCACCTATTTATGAGGATGACTCCAATAAACACGGAGGGGCTCTTACAATACGCATTCCAAATGAAACGTCTGCTGGAATTTGGTCATCGTTTGTTGCGCATATCGTAACAGATTCTATATTTTATGAAAAATGCGAACTCGCATCTGGTATTATTATTTCCCCAAAACGAGGTAATATCATCATTCAAGTTTGGACTAAGGAAAAGGTAAGTGATGATATCCTAAATCCAGTATTATCGTCTATGTTGCCTTCAGAAGTTCTATATCGATCTCATTATGAAAGGCTTTGATAAGAAATAGAAACGAGTACTACGGATAATATAAATAAATTGATTTTATTTTTTTTGATAAATTATATCATAGAAAATGGACCTTCTCCAAGATTTCTTTGAAAAACAAGAAACATGTAAAGATACAGAACCATCTAAAGAACTTCTATTTGATCTTCCCTGTAGATATGAAGCAACAAAAAAATATGGAACCAAACTTTTAAAGATCCAAGGAAAAAATAGTGAAATTATACATAAACTGTTTTGTATAAGAAGTTTCGCTATTGAATACAACTTTACATATGCGTTATCTCTTGTAAAATCAAACATTGTAGAACCTACGGCATCATTTCCTTCTGTATATATGCACATAAAGAGTTTACAAGGAATTACGGCAGATAACGCTATTAAATTAGAAAAATACCGTTTAAAGTTTGAAATTGCAGACGTCATTCCAAGTTATACTGATCCATTTCCAAGAAGCACATCTAAACACATCCGGAGTGATTCTACGATTTCATATGCGATTATTGCATCAAAAATCATTTCTGCCAAGGATACATCACAAGTCACAAAAGATATTCTTAAAAAACAAATAATGTTAATGATGTCAAGATGTAATCTTATTAATCTTAGTTTTAAGATACAGAATAGAAAAGAAGACTTAAGTATTTTATCAGAAATTCTCATTAATGTTGCTGCCTCTGTTCCCGACTCATCACCGCCATTTTAATCTCACCGAGATTGGCAACTTGATAACGAATAATTAAAGGGAAATTATTTTTTAGACAAATTTCAATATTGCTACAAAGATTCGTACATCTAGAAAACATGACAAGGAATCGTAAATTATATTGACCTTGGAATACATCTTTTGAATCCGTCTTCAAAAAACCCAAACACCCCCGACTTTCTCCAAAAATCTTTTCTTGTTCTGCAAAATCACCCTTTACTTTCATCTTAAGAGTATCTCCCTCTGAAATGATTTCAACATAATCTCCAATGTGGCTCATATCACGAACAAACTTTTGGAAATCTGTACCGGGCATTGTGAAAATACTACTAAATGTCTCATCGGGGATCATAAACTTTTGCGAGGGGATATCCATAATACGCAGACGGAACTGGTCTCTAATATTTTTATCGGGATTATCAATCCGAATATGTAAATTCTCAAGATCACCTGGTTCCAAATACATAGTTAGTGTATGGAAATTTCCAACAATTTTCATAATCTTTAAGAGATTTAAGATGCTGATACCAAGAGATATTGGTTTTTCACAGTGATACACTTCAAAACGCTGTGCTAGAAGTTTAAGATGAACAACAAGAGTATGAGTGTTGTCCACTGCAATCATTTGAATTCCTTCGGGTGAAAACACAAAGTTTTCTTCGGGAAGAATTAATTCAATCGCCTCAATTAATGTTCGTATTGTCTGCCCTTGAACTGTTTGAACAAACAGTGGGTATTCTTCGGGACTAGGTTCATCATCTGTGCTTGCCGAAGTTGCGGTGGCCGCCATATTCATTTTTGTTAGTTTTGCGTTTAGACCTCATTAAAAAAGGAACTGACCGAAATCTCCCAGTACTTGAGACACCCATTATCAATAAATTATGTTCTCTAATAACATTTCTCTTCGACGAAATGCATCCCATATTTCTTATTATATACAAGACATTCTTTCTATAAAATCTTTTTTACGAATATTCATCATAACTTTACATTCTGGGTGATAATACCATTCTACAACCGCCTTGGAAAGTTCTTTACAATTATATTTTAAAATACATAATTTCCACCAAGATTGAATTGCTTGAGCTGCAGTATTTTCACACAAGATTACATTTTGAACAATGGTAGTCATATCCCATGGCATACCAATAGAGTCAAATAAGAACGGAAGTTTAATATTTTCAGATAATGAAAGCCCAGAATATCCAAACATCCACTCAATCTCAGGATGTTTCCTTACAAAATCTGAAGAAATCTTAATATTTGAACTCAGAGAACCATCATATCTACTGTGTTTATACAATGATAAGAGATGTTCTTCCATAAATGAATCATCAATAGAAGGGGATGTTGTAACCCCCCATCTTCCCCACACCCACGGTATTTCTGGATGTTCGCGGATGTTTTTAGGTGTTGCAACTTCAGGATTTCTGGAAATAATCTCCCAATCCCAACCAATATCTGCGTCGGTTGAGAGGATATCCTCTATTTTTAAATCTTTAGAACAGGATAAAGAACTCATAATTTCCTTATCTCTTGGAATGAAGCCATTCCTTATGTATTCGAGTAAAAGTTGTGTATTTTGTTTTGACATTTTTACGAAATCTTGGTCTTGAATACCTCTCCCAGAATAAATACAATATTCTTCGTAATCGTGAAGAGTAATTCTAGGATTCATAATGATATATAAAATATCTACGTCTTTGGTTTTCCAGAAATCAGGATCATATTCATAGATAGTTTTTACTGGAATATTCATCATAAATATGCTTTTAGAATCTATTGTTCCAGAATTAATAAATTCTTTAATATCTGTATAACCTAATTTTCGTGTAATATTTAAAAGCATAGACTCAGTAATTAATGATATATTTGTATGGATTGACTCATTCACAAATCTTATAAGTTCTCTATTATTAATTTTTTCTAAATATTTCATTAATAAATCAGGGTCGTTTAAGGGCGAATATAATATCACATTTAAGATATTAAATGGAAATACATCACCATATTTTTGTAGTGTTTCCTGTTCTATATTGTAAGATGTGAATTCAAACATATGTTCAGGTGGAAGAGGTATTTCACCTTTAGAACAAGACTCGGCAAACCATTTAGGAATGTTTGTGCTCACCATTTGTTCTAACTCTCCAAGTGTTTCCGGTTCATAAGATGCTATATCTTTGATGTTATTGTAAACCTGTGTCGTTGCGATATTATTTTGAGACACAAACCAACCCAAAGATTCTACAATAAAATGTTCCCTTGAAACGAATCCTATTTCTATATCATGCTGGGAAGAGTAAAGAATAACCGCACGAATCACCGCAAAAGGCGTATTTGTTTGGTAATTTTTTTTGATGTCGTTTTTCCATTTTTGTACTTCATACCACGCCATGTATAATATAATACGAAATGAATTCAAAAATGAGATAAATCAATTGACTTATTTAAAAGAATAAAGATTGTTTCTATACCCCCCCAAATGTCTACAACAAATATCCGAGAAACATATCGTTCACATACACACGAAGAACATATTTATAAGGTTCCCGACACATATATTGGTAGTGCCGAAGAGGATACTATTCCGTGTCTTGTGTTAAGTGACGATAAAACTAAAATCATTCGTGAAGATACAAAAATAGTCCCTGGACTTTATAAAGTATTTGATGAGGTTCTTGTGAATGCTCTAGACCATCATACGCGAATGTCAGGTAAAAGACCAGAACATCCTATGACTAAAATACAGATTACAGCAAATCAAGAAACCGGTGCGATATCAATTTTAAATGATGGAATGGGCATTGATATTGTAGAACATCCTGATCAAAAAGTCTGGGTTCCAGAAATGATCTTTGGTAAACTTCTTACTTCAACAAATTATGACAAAGATGAAAAGAAGTTTACTGGTGGTAAAAATGGATATGGGGCAAAACTGGCAAATATCTTCGCAAAGGAGTTTATAGTCGAAACGATTGACTCTGTTCGCGGTAAAAAATACAAACAAACTTGGAAAGACAATATGAAAAAGATTGGAAAACCAAGAATCACAGACTGTAAGACAAAACCCCATACGAAAATCACTTGGAAACCCGATTATGAACGATTTGGAATTTCTGGGTTATCGGCTGGAATGATGAAGGTGATAGAACGTCGGGCATATGACTGTGCTGCCTGGTGTGGTTCATCTGTTCGGGTAAAGTGGAATGGCGTAAATGTTTCTTGTAGAAATCTGTTACATTATGCGAAAATGGTTGCTGGTGAGAATCCTCTAGTTCAACTTCGCGGAAATGCTCATTGGGAGATTTTGGTTTGCGCAAGTTCTGATGGATTTCAGCAAGTAAGTTTCGTAAATGGAATTCATACTTCAAATGGTGGAAAGCACGTTTCACATGTCACTAAACAGATTACAGATTCACTCATTCAACTTATGAAAAAGCGAACTAAGAAGACAATTCGTCCTGCAGTTGTCCGTGATAGTCTTTCGCTGATTGTAAAATCAAAAATCATAAACCCGTCATTCCGTAGTCAAACCAAGGATGAACTTACAACACCCGTATCAAAAATGGGAACCAAGTGGGAACTCGATTCCAGAGACGTTGCGAACATTCTTACAAAAACAGGAATTCTTGAAAAACTAATGGAGGCACAGGGTGTGGAAGATGATAAGGCGGCTAAGAAAACTGATGGTAAAAAGAAAAGCCGTATTACAGGTATTCCAAAACTTGAAGACGCAACCAAAGCAGGAACTCGTGAGAGTGAAAAATGCACACTTATTCTTACCGAGGGAGACTCAGCCGCGACTACTGCAATTTCTGGTTTGAAAGTGATTGGTAGGGATTATTACGGTGTATTCCCTCTGAAAGGTAAAATGATTAACGCAAAGAATTCTAGCAGTTCAGCAATTAATTCAAACTCGGAGATTCAAGATATCAAAAAGATTCTCGGTCTTGCGAGTGGAAAGAAATACACAGATACAAAGAGCCTTCGTTATGGAAAGGTTATGGTTATGACAGACCAAGATCACGACGGCTCACATATCAAAGGTCTTGTAATGAATATGTTTCACTCACAATGGCCTGAACTTCTAAAAATCAACTATGTTGTCAGTATGCTTACTCCAATCGTAAAAGCATTCAAAAAAGGTTCTAAAGCAGTAGAATCATTCTATACTCTGTATGATTATGAAAAATGGAAGGAATCACAGGGTGAATCTTTCAAGAGGTGGGATATTAAATACTACAAGGGACTTGGAACCTCAACTGCAACTGAAGCCCGTGAATATTTCCGTGATCTTCGTGGGATTGATTACGATTGGACGGATGATTCTTCATACGAACTTGACAAGGCCTTTCTTAAAGGAAAGGAACCTGAGCGTAAAACTTGGATTTCTGATTACGACCCATCCGATATTCTAAAATTCAGTGACACTGGAGCAAACACTTATACAAAGATTCCAGTTCCAGACTTTATCAATAAGGAACTTATTGCATATTCACATGCAAGCACTATTCGTGCGATTCCAAGTATTATGGATGGGTTTAAGACTAGTCAGCGAAAAATCCTATTCGGCTGTTTCAAAAAGAATCTTACAAAGGAGATCCGCGTAGCCCAACTCGCAGGTTATGTTAGTGAACATTCAGCATATCATCATGGAGAGGCTAGTTTGAACCAGACGATTATCGGAATGGCTCAGGCATTCGTAGGAAGTAATAATATTAATCTTCTAGAACCTTGTGGCCAGTTTGGTTCTAGACTTCAAGGTGGAAAAGACGCAGCAAGTCCAAGATATATCCATACTTGTTTGAGTGAGATTACATCAAAAATCTTTAAAAAGGAGGATCATCCTGTATTGACTTATCTTGACGATGACGGTCTTCCCGTTGAACCAGAGTGGTATGCCCCCGTAATCCCAATGATTCTTGTAAACGGGTCGGAAGGAATCGCAACTGGATATAGCACAAAAATCCCATCATACAATCCCCTTGCCATTTCTAGAGCAATCAAGTCAAGACTTCACGAAGAATCACCGCCATTATCTGTAGGTTCACCTTGGTGGAGAGGATTTACTGGAACAATCGAAGATCACGACACAAAACATATTGTAAATGGGACTGTTCGTATACTGAATGATAAGGTTGTGGTCATTGAAGAACTTCCTGTTGGAACCTGGACTAAACCTTACCGTGAATTCCTTGAAAAGCATCTTAATGGTAGCCCTCTTTGTAAAAAGGCTTTATTCGCGGATATTCAAGATGAATATAACGATTTGGATGTAAAGATTACAATAGAGTTCCTTCCGGGTATTCTCAATAAACACCGAGAGAAGGGGACGTTACATAAGATTTTGGGTATGAATACAACAATTCATACCACGAATATGTGGCTTTACGATGACAAAAACCACCTTCGTAAATTTGAAAATCCAGACCAGATTCTGGAATGTTATATGAAGGCAAGATTGGATTTATATACAAAGAGACGCGATCATCAAATCGCGTGTCTACGCAAAGAATATGAAAAGGTGAATGCAAAGGCAGAGTTTATTCGTCTTGTATATGAGAATGTGATTGATTTACGAACTCAAGATGATGATACAATTGCGGGTATTCTCCGCAGGGAGAGTCTCCCTGTCCTAAGTGAGGAGAGTTCGACAGATGTGTTGTCAGGATGGAAATATCTTGTGAATATGTCTTTGAGAACATTAACTCCCATAGAGAGGGAGAAACTCCTACAGGAGACAAAGGACATTCTAAAGAAAATAACAGATATGGAAGCAGAAACACCCAAGTCTATGTGGTTGAAAGACCTTGCGGAGTTTGAATCTTCTTATATCAAGTTCTTAACGAGTAGGCGAAAAGCAGATGAAGAAACTCGCAATGAAATTACTACAGTCAAATCAAAGAAGAAGCGAAGAATAAGGCTACGTACTTAATAAATATTTAACGTAATGTTCCTGGGAGAGGATATTTAAGATACGGCTTCTCTTTTGAAGCCTCGTCTGGGTGAAGTGAAAATGAAAACCTGTTTTTTCCAGAGGTTCCAACTGGATGAGACATAGGTATCGGCATTGTGCTTGCATCAGTCAAAAACTGTTCACGCTGTTCTGCGTTTGAAGATACATTTCTAACACAATAATCTAATACAGATTCATTGAGTTTAGAAACCTGTTGCGTCAGATTCCTGGATTGATTCAGACTTTCCTGGAGATACACTGATCTCATTACAATCCGGATCTCTTTATCCGATTGTCGTCCAACACGAATCCCTGTTTTTTTATGAACACGATATTGAATTTCTGCCTGAATTGTTTCAACATTTTTCGGGTGAAAAAATAAAGAACTAAGGGGTGACCTTTCCTGGATTCCCATAAGGGGGTCTTGTGAAAAAGATGCCATTCTGTTCCTCGTATGAAAGATTTTGGCGCGTTTGTTAGAACATGTCTGCCGGTCTTGCTCGTACAACATCTCTTGCAACTGTAGTAACGGATCTTGCTGGTGGTGACCACGGTATTCGCGCGTGGGTTCACCCTGGAACAAATGGATGGACCAAGGAGGCTTCGCCCAATGGTGGCCTCTTCTCGGACACCAAGAACCGCCGGTACCTTACCGCGATTTCCGCTTCCGCGGATGAGGACTGTGGCGTTCAGCTTGAGTCTACGGCCACGGGACAGACTGCCACTAATGCGGTTGCTTCGTGGGGACGCCCTGTCCGCAGTAGTGGTGGAGCCCAGCTCATTGTAGCCTACCGCCCATCATCTCTCTGAGATTCTTATGTTATATCATATCCAATAATGGATAACATATAACAACTCCAAGAGTGATTATATATACTTTATTTTCCCTGGATTAGTATAACATGAGTTCCCATCTTCGCTCTACTGCGACCACTGCTGGTTATTTTGTGATGTCGGGTGAAACGATTCTGGACGGTTCTGGATATGGTGTATACGATCTTTGTGCCAACGCTGTGTACAACAACAACGGTACTGTTTCGACGCCGGCCCGGCTCCAGCTGGATTCGTCTCTTGTGGCCGAATTCTTTGATGGAAATGATGCGTCTGCGAACACCTTGACCCTTAAGGATCTTGGAAAAACTATTTATGATGCCGCCGTGTATGGCGCAGGCGGAACCCCTCTCCAGGGTCGCGTAGATGTGCGCAAGGTTGAGGTTGTAGACGGTGCTAAGCATGCTGCCGGACGCTCAGTGTATGTCTCTCTCGGCACAAACCTCCGGAATGCTGACCCAGAAAACTATGTATCAGCAGTTAAGCCTTCGGTTGCCCTTGTTGGCAAACTTCTGTGAGTTCTATAAAATATATTCATAAATAGAACATGTCTTCCGGTCTTCGCCTTCTTTCCGATCCAGGTCTTTATTATGTATCTGTCGATGTAAGTTCGGCTGCTCATTACACTGTAAACAGTGATGGTGAGTGGAGTGCTACCACTATGGTATCCACTGATAAGGTCTTCAAAGATCTTGGTAAAATCGTGTATTACGACCCCGTAAAGTCCAATGCCTCCCCTGCTACGGCTCCACCCGTGGATGTCCGCAAGGTTGCCGAACTTGGCACGGATGGACTTTCTGGCACGGCTCTTTACATTCCTCTTGGAACTCGCGTCAAGGGAACTCGTGCTCAGCAAGGCAACATCCCCCCTTGCTGGGTTGCCCAGACTGCCGCCGGCGTTGCCTCAGCCCAGAGTGGTGCGGCGTCTTCGGGAAGTGCTTGAGTTTAATATCACATACGATTTTATGTTGTTTTCAAAAAATAACATACAATCACTTAATAGATATGTCGGTTTCCGATTTTTTAAATGCGTATGACCTTGAACTTCAACGAAGACAGGACCTCGTGATTCGCCTAGATTTCTTGAGTGTTTTATTCAGTGACTATTTATTTGAAACAATTCTCGGCATATCATCAATTATTGCTGCAGTATATCTCTCAGTAAACAAGTTAATGGTTCTTGGTATTGGACAGGCTGTTTTAATAGGTTTATATATCACCGCAAGAATTATGCAAAAGGAATCTAAAAGCAGAAGAACGTGGCCTCCAACACGTTCGGTGTGTCCAAATGGATTCTTTGAAGTTATGGATACTGGATTAAACCGTTCTGTATGCCATAAAATCGGGGTAGAGAATCCTATACCTGGAAGCAGTGATGTTTTTGTCCCGGACTCAAATAAACAGGATAAACTTTGTGTTCAAGCACAGGGAGAGGACTTATACTGGGACCAGTGTCAATCTTAGTTGCGTATAATACAATCTAAAACTTAATCAGTATTTAAAAGAAGAATGACCATTGGGTTTTTAAAGAAGAAATTTGGAAAAACTTCTAAGTTTCCTCTTGTATCAATATTAACACCCACTTATAACCGAAGGGCATTTATTCCGTGGGCGCGGAAATGCTTAGAACGCCAAGATTATCCAAAATCTAAGATTGAATGGATAGTAATCGATGATGGGAGCGATAAGATTGAAGATCTTCTTACAGATTGTAAAGTTAAATTAGTGTATAAATATTATGATGAAAAAATGAATATTGGAAAAAAACGCAATCTTCTAAACCAACTGTGTTCTGGGGATTTTATTATTGCGTGGGACGATGATGATTTTTATCCGCCTACCCGTATTTCTCACGCTGTTACGGCGCTTGTTAAAAATCCAAAAGCGACTATTGCGGGCGCGTCAGAATGTTATATGTGGTATTCTGATATTAAAACCATATACAAAGTTGGACCATATGGAAAAAATCATGGAACAAACGGAACAATGGCTTATACTAAAGGATATAAAGAGCGACATACATATGATGAGTATGTTTTAAATGCAGAAGAAAGTAGTTTTACAGGAAGTTTTAAAGAAACTATGGTTCAGTTGAACCCGAAACATGTAATTCTAATTATGTCTCATTCCGCAAATACATTTGACAAAAGAACATTGCGAGGTGGAAATAAACTTATTCAACCAACAACACAAAAAATTACAGAATGGATTAAAGATGATGAACTTCTTAAATTCTATGAGAATGTTTGGGAGATTCTTAAAGATACAAAACAGCTTGGAAGTGCAGTAGAAGAAGATGATGACGATGATGAAGATTAAACTTTAAATAATTTTTTAACACGGAATCGTGAAGGTAGCGATTCAATGTTCTCGTGTAAATATAGAATAGGATTATTAATAATACCATTTCTGGATGAAATTAAAGTTTTGCGATTGAGAGCCCTTGTGCTAATTCTTGATAACATAATCGAAAACTTTGCGTCTTTTACAGGACCATTTATCTTGATTTCTTCGATAATTGTTGGTATCACACAATGATCGATGACACGAACTAGATCCCAACGTTCTTCATTGAATATTTTGGAAAATGAACGATCGGCAATAACACGAATTTTTTCAGGAAAACGGTCCCCTAAATTCTCAATTAACGTATTCACCAAGATACATTTTTCGGTAAGTGAAACTGTATCTGGGACAGATGTAATATCTCCATTCAAAATTTGCGATGATAGAATACTTATGTCTTCACTTTCATGAACAATCTGGTGTTTCTTGCTTAGTATAACTCGTAGATTTGTCTCCCCTTTCTTAATAACTTCTTTTTGTGATTTATTAAAATAGCCACAATCCTTATTAACATTTAATATTTTTACAACATAACTTCCACGAAGTATCTCCCGGTGACGTTTTTCTGGTTTACGTGCGGTTAGGATAATAGGAGTGGTTGGAGAATGTATACCCGACAAAAATTTGATAATCTGTTTTTCTGTGCTTGTTAAACTGTCAATATTTTCTACAATTACAGCCTTAGGGGTGCTTACCGAAAATGCTTCTAAAATACTTTTATGATATAATGTGTTTTTCAAATCTTCTAAAAAACGCTTTGTATCACGAAATGACGAAGAATGATACCAGATAATCTGTCGGTTTTCAAAAAGTTTAGATGCACACGTAGTTTTGCCGATACCAGTTGGACCAATCAATAATAATGGTCTTGTCTTATCCCACCCCCGAACTGCATCTTGTATATCAGGATTCCAAAAATCCATTCCTATTTGTGTTTATCTATATACGATTAAACTATGTACAAAAATCAAAGAACGATTGGTTTGCCAAATGAGGTATCACACCAGGTCCAAGAATTAAAATCAATACAGGGGCAACTGCTTTTGATACTGCTGATACGCCCATTACGACTGGGATAAAGACACATAGCCACAAAATCACATACAACGCACCAACTTCTAAACCCGTAATATTTGTTACAAACCACGCAAGATACATCAAAAATATTACAGGAAGTATTGACACAATCAATGCAATAGATGGAAATACCACCCCGTCTTCCCCTTTACCTTCAGGATATGTTCCACGAATACTCAAGCATACAAAAGAGGTAACTGAAGGAATCAGTAAAAAGGTGGTGATCAATAACCAGAAATTGGTTCCATTTAGAATCATACTCTCGGGTATAAAGATACGAAATACAATAAATAGCGATAGAATTACAATAGTAAGATCTAACGTGGCACTCATAATATCACCCATTGTTGGTAGACCCGATTTATCATTTCTGATAAGCCTTGGGATAATATCATATAATTGACGATTGCTGGTAGTATTGCCCAAAGATTGAGCCGTTGCTAACAGGGAAGAACCAGAACCCATCTACAAGATGTGTTATCATTTTTAAGACGCATGCTCCACAGTCCATTCTCGCGCGACTCTTGTATATTCAGCAGGATTATCACGAAGTAGGTTTGCTGGTTCACCCCAAAGAGGGTCATCTGGATTAGGATCAACAAGTAGCGAACAAAGTGAGATAAGAACCTTTGTAATACTAAGAGCAGGACTCCACTCACCCTTAAGAATATCCAGGCAAATCATTCCATTTTTATCTATATTTGGATGGTAGATAGGTGTTAAAAACTTGATGTAAGGTGCTTTATAAGGATATTCTTTGGGGAACGTAATTTTTACTTTAAAAATACCACCTTCAAATGGACTGTCTGTGGGTCCTATAATAGTTCCATTCCAATTATCAATATCTGTATCACTAACTGGGCCGGCACTACAGTTCTCAGGTGGCGAACTTTTCAACCTCTTCAACTCGTTTAGAATACGGGTGCGTCTCATAAAATCACACATCTATATTAATATATTATATACTACCTTATACCGCATATACAAGACCCCCATAACCGGATGAGTATCTGAACCAGTTTACGGATTCTACCAATAATTTAACGGAATAGACTGAAGGGGCAATAGATGTGGGCGTAGTTCTCATAACAATAAGAGGTTCGCGTATCCTCCCAAGATTAATGGTTCCTTTTGAAACGTGTGTATCATTAAACGCACCAAATGAATATTGAAGAATCTTTGCAGGATTTTTACCGAAACTAAACTTATATGGGTCATATTCTCTCAAATAGTCTCCTCGTAACTCCTCCACGATAGCATTACCATTCACTCGGAATGTAAAATCTTCAATAATGTGATCATCATATAAAAATACAACCCCAGAAGCATCTCTCCCATTCTCCTCCTCTTCAAAGTTTCCCAATCGTGTCCAATGATTCATTTCCAAAAAATCACGGCGTCTTGGTATTATCATAAATCTCCTTACTGGATTGTATTCTTGACGAATTCTATATGAAACTTGATCCGTAGCAGTATAACGTATTCGTTGTTCCCGCAATTGTTGAAGTGTTGAAGATGGTTGCCCGTCTTCTATGGCCTCTTGGATTAATCTGTTAATTTCAAAGCGAGAACTACCTTGTAATGCGGATACTATTGCCGGATTTGACCTTTCTGTAAAATTGGTATAATCCCGTATACGAAATACGGGAACTATAATCTCCCTCCTTGACATCTCAATACGTTCGCTCTCCGGTAAAAAGTAATACATACATTCTAATCGTGGATTCATTTCCCAAGACCTCCCGCCAACTGTGAAATAGTTCGTAATATCAAAATCAGCACCAGGGGCAGACCAGGAGACAGAAGGAGAGGTACGAACTTGGACAAACTTATCATACGGCGCAAATCTAATTGCGATTTCAACTTCGTGTTTTTGGAGAAACCCGACCGGTAGGGAGACAGACATATCTTTTGTAAACCAAAATGGAAATGGAATACAGAGTGTTTTTGCCGGGATACTGAATGTATCTGCAGAGTCTGCGAATGGGTATGTATTGTCTGAAACGGTTTGATATGCCCCTTCATTTGGATTTACAAGTTCAGGAATACCCCCAATCATTGATTCAAATAATGTGCGACTATCTTCCGGATAATCTAACTGATACATTGCATAGATTTTGTCACGATCCAAAGACTGGACTTCGGTTCCGCCGATTAATACACGGATTTCATCAATCATTGCAATCCCAGGAAGAGCGGCCCACCTGACTTCAACACCATCTGTTTCTTGGATTTTGAGTTCGGGGAGACGAATAAGGAGACTTGTTTCATTTAAATACTCACCATATCTCTTGATTTTAAATCTGGCCTCTGTGATTTTTGTTTTTTCTGGGGAATCCAGGGAGTTAACAGGAGTTATCTCAATAGGTTCTTTTGAAAAATGAACATGAGTGTGATACACGTGTTTAAAAAAATTAACAGAAGGCTCGCCTGTAAGTCTTGTATCTTGTGCTCCGTAAGCAACTAGCGCGAATAAACCGCCAGGCATCTATCTTGTCTCGGGCAAGATTATAGATGTTTAATCTTGTCCTACTAACGATAGATGGACACACCAGTACAGAGTCTAGGAACTATAGGTTCGCTTGGTGATATGCCGGATACGACGCCACAAACTACGGATTATGAAAGTATCGGAAAATCTGAATTCTCTTTAACTGATTTCTTGAAACAGACACCTGAAAAAATACCAAATGTCGAGCAAAAAAGGGATGAACCAAAAGAACTTTTACCCCCCACTGCCCCTGTCCCTGAACCAGCAGTTGCCCCTGTCCCTGCTCCTGTCCCTG